CTGTAATTAGACAGCAAGCGGAGATAGCTTCTGTGAATCAAAAGCTTCAATATAGTAATAGTCAACTAGCTATGTTACTGGCTAAAAACTTTAGCGGAGGTGCTACAAGTGGCAATTAGTATTGACTGGCCTACGGGTGTCATAACAGTACCTAAAGCAGACATGACTCTTATTCAGTCTACGCCTACAGAGATACGTCAGCTAAACCTAGATACGTTTAGGCTTACTCTAAAAGACTTAGAAGACGATCCCGCAGGTATGCCGTGGCCTAAGACTCACAACCATAACACCTCGGTAACAGTTGGTGGGGTAACGCTTGCCCGAGTGATTGAGATTATTAATGGCTACACGGTTACATTTGAAGATGGTCAATACGCTGTCAACCTAGTAGGTGCGAACAGTAACGTAGGTGATGTGGTTAATGTCAACCAAGTCTCTGTCAGATCCGCTAACTCAGCAGGCTTGCAAGATCTATCAACTATCCTGATTGCATCTTACAACGGGGAAGTTTGTGTAGATGTCAACTCATCAAACGCAGGAACAGACATCCCGATAGGTACAAGAAAGACGCCAGTTAATAACTTAGCAGACGCCAAGTTAATCGCTGACGCTAACGGTATTCACCAAATACGAATACTTACTTCAATGACTATTGCTAACGTAGATTTTAGTAATGGTTATGCGTTTACTACTGATAGCCCAGTCACAGAGACTTTGACGTTTGACCCTTCAGCGAACATCAGAAACTGTGATTTTGTGAATTGTAGAATTGAAGGAACGCTAGACGGGAATAATATTTACCGTCAGTGTGTACTGTTAAATGTGAACTATACCTCTGGGTTTATATTTCAATGTAGCTTGAATAACACTGTGACTTTAGAACCCGGTGCTATGCTAGGCGCATTAGATTGTTTTAGTAACACATTAGCAGGCGAGCCTAACCCAGCGATTGACTTTAACGGAAGTGGGCAGCTTCTTTTGCGTAACTACGCAGGAGCAATTGAGCTTAATAATCACACCTCAGACGATCCAGATGGCGATGTTTGTATCGATATGGCCTCTGGTGTAGTAATTATCAACTCAAGCTGTACCGCTGGTTTCATGCCGATTAGAGGTATTGCAGATGTTAGAGACTTTAGCACTGGGACTTGCGACGTAAGAGATTTAACAGTAAATGCTCTTGTAGAAACCAATACAGCAGGACTGAACATTATAAACGAAGGCGTACAAAAATCTTCACTATTTATACCGCACAATACAGACTTATGAGTATATTAGGAAACATAGTAGGTTCACTAGGTGGCAAGGTAGTTGATGCTGTCTCTGCTCGTAGTGAACGTAAGCACCAAGAGAAAGTACGTGCCATTGAATTAGAAGAAGTCAAGCATAAGACAAAGCTTGAAATGGCTATGCGTGGTCAAGAGATGGATAACTCTTGGGAGCTAGAACAAATAAGAAACTCTGGCTGGAAGGATGAGTTTGTACTTATTTTACTTAGTATACCTCTGATACTTTGTTTCCATCCTGAAACAGTAATGTATGTTGAGCTAGGATTTGCTGCGCTGGACAAGACGCCTGACTGGTATCAGTGGTTAATCCTTGCAGTGTTTGCTGCTATCTATGGAATAAGGATATGGCGAAGAAAATGACAGCACTAGATTTTTTAAACGCTGTATGGCCTATAGCGGTAGGCTTTATTACATTAGTCATTGTGTTAGCTAAGATGCATGGTGACATAGAAACCCTCAAAGAAAAGGTGAAAGTTTTATTTGAACTATGGAACAAGAAGGATGGCTAAGAAAAAGAAATCTACTGTTAATAAAGCAGGCAACTACACTAAGCCTACGATGCGTAAGAATCTTTTTAAAAAAATTAAAGCTGGTTCTAAAGGCGGTAAGCCGGGACAGTGGTCTGCTCGTAAGGCTCAGATGCTGGCTAAGGAATACAAAGCTAAAGGTGGAGGCTATAAGTAATGGCGTTAAAAGAATCTCAGAAGTCTCTTAAGCGTTGGACTAAACAGAAATGGCGTACACCTAGTGGCAGGAAGTCCTCTGAAACTGGTGAAGTATACGCACCTTCTAAAACTATTAAGAAACTTAAATCTACTTCAGCAGGTAAAAAAAAGCTGGCAGCAGCTAACAAAAAGAAAAGACAGGCTACTGCTAAAGGTAAGCAACACGCTAGACATGGGCTACATAAAGGAAAGAAACGATGAGTAAAGCAAAGCCAAGAAAAGGAAAAGCCAAAGTAAAAGTAACTGCTAGTGGTAAGAGAGTAAGCTACGGGCAGGCAGGTAATGCAAAAGGTGGTGGTCCTCGTGTTAAACCCGGAACATCTAAAGGTGATAGTTATTGTGCAAGAAGTCTAGGTATTAAAAAACGTTTACCTAAGAAAAAACAAAATGATCCTAACACACCCAATAATCTTTCTCGTAAACGCTGGAAGTGTGTAGGCGCTAAGTCTAAAAAGTAATTACTTAACGCTACGTATATCCATACGTTCAGCAGCTACAACCTTTTGAGAGATCTCATAGATTAAATCTGTGTGCCTATTGATAATATTTATCATATATTCTAAAGACTCTTCGTAGTGTTCCATAGCTGCTACAGCAGTAACGATATCTACGTTAGCTCGCATGATGATTCCGAGCTTTGACTCAGGTGTAAAATATATTTCTTCAGACATGCTTCAATGCCTCCAAGTGTTTCTCTAAATACTCGTGCAGGTCATCAAACTTTAAGTGGCATTCTCTTAAGACCACACGTATGTAGTTTTGTGTGTAAGGGTCAGTAAATACTTTGCTTAGTTCTTCATCTGGAACAGAGGAAAGCTCTGTCATGAGCCTTCCTTTTCTATCCAGAAATACTTTAAAGGAAATGATGTTAGCTTCCATGCTTATATCTCACACACCCCAGACACACATGCTAAGGTTTGCATAGCTTCTGTGTTGTCATCTTCCTCTGTTAAGTCCCACTTAAATTGCTTAGGTATAGTTTTAGACATTTCTTTATAGGTGTCTGCATCTATTTTCTGGTACGGAGCTTGCTTATATACATGCTCAGCCTCGGGCAAAAAGCTGATGCCGCTAACGCTGTCGAAGTTTTCCCATATCCACTGACACACAGCAAAGAAGTTATCGTCGTTATAATAACAAGTCATAGAAGGTTTATGTTCGCACCAGTGGTCTTGATAAATCTTCCATAGTTTAAGTTGCTCCATAGCTCCCATATCTTCTACGGTTACAGCCTTAGCTGGTGCTTTCTGAGGAAACGAAAACACCCAGTTAGAGTTGTTCATTATGTCTTCTTCGTGTGGGAAACCTGCTTCAATCATTGAAGTAGCTAACGGATCTTTCTTATCTGCACGTACTGTACGTATGTAGTATTCGCTAAATCTAGGATGAATACCTGATGCACTGTCTGTTAGCTGTGACACAGTACCACTAGGTTTAACGCAAGTAATAGCTGCTGACTGATTGATGCCTAGCTTCTTAGACCATTCTTTATTGGTATCAATAGCTACCTGACGCAGCTCATCAAGCAACATAGGTAAACCATTAGAAGAGCCATTAGTTAATTTACAGTCCATGATGCCTGTCATAGATACACCAAGCAATGCTTCTTCTTCGGTGTTACGTTTCCAGATGTTACGTAGGTAACGGAAGTTAGTCATGGTTGCCTGTAACGTACCAAGAATGGTAGCAATCTTAACCTTATACTTCAGCGTATCTTCTGTGTCGTTGGAGCGTACAATAACTTCGGAGAGATTACAGAATTGATAAGGCCGCAAAATAATTTCAGAGCAAGGATTAGTTCCAAACTTATGTGTCGCATCACGCCGTTCGTTCTTAGCGGCTACCTTCTGGGCTGCTATGCGGCTGAAGATGCCACGCTCGCCAGACTTAGATTCGTAGAGGCGCTTCATCTCAGAGGAGTAGGTGTCAAAGTCAGGCCGCTCAGAGTAAACAGCACTGTTATTCGCCAAAGCCCTCTGACCATTACTAAGATACCATTCACCGTTCTTAGCGTTAGCCATACGATTATCAGTAACGTTGCTGAGGCTGATAAGCGCAGACCTGCGTACACCACCAACCACAACGATGTCAGCAATTTTGCAGACAAGATCGTGGCACTCAAGAGACGTAAGCTTTCTACCCGCAGCTCCCTGAAAAAGCTCAACAGAAAAGTTAAACAAGTCGGCAAGAGGCTGCGGTCCACTAGCTCTACCTCCAAAGGTCTTTAGTCTAGCCCCGGCAGGACGAACACGAGTCAAGTCACACTTAGGTATTTTACCTACGTACAATAGGCTGATTAGTTCACGGAAGGAACTGGCCCAACCTATCTTACTATCTGCTACAACAATCGTTGTGTCTGTCTCGTGAAAACTATCTGCAACCTCTGGTAACTGATTAACGTAGTCACGTTCAACACTGAAGCCTACGCCAGTTCCGTTCAATAGGATATACATTAGCTCGTCAAAGGAACGTGGGCTATCGATAGGTAAGTAGGAGCAGTTGAATCCTGCTACGTTATCTCTTTCTAAGGCGGGGCCTGCGGTCATCATGCAACGCATAGAGGGCATGACTTCCATATTTAAAATAGCTGTATAGATTTCCCCTTGTTCTTCTGTTGTTAGCTTATCTTTCCAGAAGTCAACGTATCTTAGGACAGTCTCGTTCCAAGTTTCTCTACGTTGTTCTTCGTCTAGATATCTAGCATACCTACTTTTGTGGATGTACTGTTGATACTGATCCATATCTTTCTTCAAACTCCTTTCTTAAAAAACTTACATTTCTTATCCTGTACTCTGAGTATCTTAATACAGGCATCTCTTTGTTAAACGCTTTCTCATCACAATACTCAGCATACATTAGCTGACAAAACAATTCAAAGTCTGGGTCACGCATCTCTTATGTCCTGTTCATCATCTAACATGCGTAGCTGCTCACGCCTCAGACTCTTAAAGTTTTTCTGAATACGTGTAGGCTTTCCCTTATGTTTCTTATTGTACTTATTTCTACGCTCTGTCTTAGCGTCGATGTAGTTATTATTGTTGTTATTCTTTTTCATCTTCTGTCAGGAGATTCAGGAGTCTCTTCTCGTACCATTCTGCTTTCTTTAGATCTTCTACTCCGTTCTTGTACGGGAACCTCCATCGATACTTCAGACTGTTTCCGCGTAAGTACCCAATGAACTCTTCTTTGGTTAGCATTGCTTCGATGCCGTCGATGCACTCGATGTCCCCTTTGTTGTAGTGTTCAGGATTATTAACAGGATCTAGCATAGCATTCACTACTCCATATTTTTTTATGTTAGCTCTAACAGAATCCCATTCTGCAATTGCAGCATTATCTATTGATTTGTACTTCATGTGTCGCTCCTCCACTCATCGGGAAGGCTTTCAGCAGTAAACCATCTGAACCCATTATCAGATGCCCACTCACCGTGACTACGTTTAGTCCCGTCTTTCCTGCGCTTTGCCTGTGGCATAGGTGCTGATGGATCAGCGAACAGGAAGACTAACTCCATTGTACTAGGTAATGCTTTCTGAATCCATACGTACTTGTTGAACTCAGCGTAGTCCCAGAACCTACCCTTTGCTTCTATAATAATTTTCTTACGTCCTATCCTTTTAGTAAAATCAGGGTGGTAGTTATGTTCAATAACGTATGGGATAGTGCCATCATGATGCGTCCAGTCCTGTAGCACTGTATCATGTAACGTCTTTTCCCATTTAGAATCGTATCCTCTAGGCTTATCCTTTTCAATAGGACGCCTAACTCTAGGCTTTCTTCTACTCAATGTAATGTACCGTTTCTTCTTATGATCTCTCGTTGCAATAGGTTAAGTAGTTTAACTAGTTCCTCGTCTGGAACCTTCTCTACTCCTTCTCCAGTTGACATAAAGAAAGTAAACATGGAGGCAACAATGCTTTCAACATCGTCATCAATCTCTAACATCATGGTCTACCTGCCTGCCTCTGATAAGAAGCAATGTCTTGGGTAGTGATGTCTTCTATAGAAAGAGATGGGTTTCGTTTTATCAGTCTCTTGATTATCTGCTTAGCTCCCTTGTATGAGAAAGGAATAGAGTAAGCAACAGAGTTTTTATAGACTGTGTGGTTCTCTCTAGGTATCTCATCTACTTGAACCTTAGCTGCCTCTTCTTCAGGCAACATACTCTTCAACCATTCAACGGCAATCTCCAAGGCTTTCTTGTTAATTCTTTTAGATACTTTCCTGTTCATATCAAAGGAACCTCCGGTACTTTAGGCAAGGCTACTACACGAGTAAAATATTTAACACCGTTAGAATACTTGAATGCTCTCAATCCATCCCAGCACTTAGCCTTGTGAGGGCAGTAAACACAGCCAGCCTCTAGCCTCATGTTCCCTTTCTTACCTTCTGCTACTGGATTGTAGCAAGGCTTGATAGGCGGCTCGTCTTTTGCCAAGGCATCTTTGATTGTGTTGATCCGTGTAGATACGTTTGGCTTAGACAGATTCCCCGGCCTGAACAAACTCAACTCACCGTTCTCTTTGTTGATGGCAAGGAATCCCCCATCCTCTGTACCCTCTGACTGCTCGTATCCTGACAGCTGAGCGATGTAGCCAAAGGGATCGTTGTCAGGTAGGGTTCCTTCAGAAAACTTCTTGAAAGCAAAACCAGAGGCTGTCTTGATGTCAACTACCTCACCGTCTATCTTGCAGTCCATGTGACCCTTGATGCCATCAATCTCTACTTCTTTCTGCATATCTGTAACAGTATGTCCAGATAGTTTAACAAGAAGAATAGCAAGATGCTCTAGCATGTGGCCGTACAAGAACTTAACAAAGGTAGAGGGGTGTACGTGTTTAGTGGTGGAACCCTCTGGCTCCTCTTGCATGTCGTACCAGATACGCCTGAGAGGGCGACCTACGTTAGACATGCGGATAGATTTAGACTGTAGCTTAGGCGTAGACCAAGACTCAAGCGACTCTTTCATAGAGGCGAGGAACTCTTCCGTAAGTTCCTCTGGGATCTCTATGCCTTTGTCTGTGTTGAGGTTGTCTAGTACACCGTAGATGTCATCTATCAGGGTGTCTAGTGTTTTTACTTTCTGTGATTCACGAACCGACATTTTCTTGTCTCCGAATTATAGTGAACATATTGTACACCAAGTTTTCGTTGATCGGTAGTCTTAGCAGACAACCTACCATCTTTGTAGGACTTAACATCAATCAGCAAAGTCTCTCCTTTCGGTGACACTGCCACGATATCAGCGGGGCCAGTGCAGCCACAGTTCTTGAACACATGATAGCCTTTATCCCATAGCCATGTGATAGCGTAGTGTTCTGCCATATCTCCTAGTCTATTAGGCTCGTGTTTAACTTTCATTTGTAGTCTTCTTATATTTTATATGTCTTATAACCCTTGCTCTGTCTCGCTTATCTCCGGCATAAAATACAAGCCCTAATTTTTCTAGCTCATTAGGCCGAGAAGAAATAGAGCTGGTAGGGACATTGGGGTTTTCAGTGGTCATTTCCTTGATTGTCCTACCCCGTGATCCAGCTTGCTCTATCAAGTCTAAAACAAACTTCCGGCTCTTTGCTATATTAGCAGAAAAAGCAGCTTCCCTGCTTGTTAGTGGGTCGTTCTTTCTATGTAACTTATTCGGATCTACATTATCAAATATATTAAGTTGTTCCATATCAGTGAGTTTCACTCCAGTCATCTCCTATTTTGTACTCGCCATCAAGAGGACAGTTAAGCTCTAAGATCTCACCCGCTTCGCGGATAGCCTCAACACCTAACTGACCTACTTGTTCGGCTTGGTCTTCTCTTACTTCTATCTGCCACTCATCATGCACGTTGGCAACAAAGTGTGCGTCTATATCTTTGATCTTTTCGTCTAGTAATACAAGAGCTTGCTTCATTACGATAGCGCCAGCACCCTGAAGCAGTGTGTTCAAGGCACTGTGTTCACTACGTACAATCAGCTTCCTACCATCAAGCCCCTTCAAGTAGTCCCTTTCTGCGACGACTCCTGCAACCTGATTTTTAAGATTTGCGAATGATGGTAGATTATCGAAGAAAGATTGTCTAAGTCTTTCACCAGTGCGTCTACCTCCTCCTGCCACGCTTCCAAGCTTCTCATCTCCTGCTCCGTACAAGAGTGCATAGATGAAAGTCTTTGCCTGATTTCTTGATTCAAGTCCTGCAAGCTGTTGGTTAGCGGTGTGTATATCTCCGTTAATGATTTCATTTGTGTAGTCCTCGTCGTGCATGTAGTGAGCTAACATTCGTAGCTCAAGCCCACTAGCATCAATACCCACTAGCTTGTATCCCCTTGGCACTGTCCAGCAAGCGCGGCACTCCTTACCGTATGGCGAAGAAACACTAGGAACCTGCGCCATATTAGGGTCGCGGTGAGTCATGCGTCCTGTGATAGTCCCATTAGGAATAACAAAGCCGTGTACTCTGTCATCCATCTCTACCTTCTCAAGCCAAGATCTAATCTGCCCTTCTCGCTTTTGTAACAAGAAATGTTCTTTGATTAGCTCAGCCTCGGGTATGTCAGTGATTGTGCTGAGTGTCTTTTCGTTTACGATTGGTCTTCCGTTGACAGTAAACTCAGTAGGCTTCCACCCAAACTCCTGAAGGTACTCACCTATCTGCTTGCGAGAAGAGATGTTCAGCTCTACGCTTGAGGTACGAACGATATGCAGAGGAACAGAGTGTTTCTCCTCGTGCATAAGCTGGTACTCTTCTTCGGTAAGCCTCACACCTGAAATCTGTTTCAGTTCCTCTTCCCTTTGCAGCTTACGTAGGTGATAAGCTTCTTCGGTGTCAGCTACTTTGCTTATCGCTCCCGTCTTTGTGTATCTAGGAAAAAGCTTTTGCCTAAATATCTTAGGTACAAATACCTTCTTTATCTCTCCATCAAGATCCTGCATACGCTCACGCAGCTGAGCATGCAACAGCTCAGCACGTATAGAGTCGAAGAAGAAACCATGTTCCTCCTGTCTCTTCATGATACCAGCTACCTGATGCTCTAGCTCTACGCACTGCTTTGAGAATCCTCGGCTAAGTTCTTTTAGCTTATAGTACACGAGAGTGTTTAGCTCAACATCTCGTATGCAATACTCCAGCATCTCTTCAGAGTATTCTTCAAACTCTTTGAACTCTAGCTTGTTGACTCCTATCTCATGGCCCCACTGATTGAGACTATGCCCACCGTCTTTCACTGGGTTAAACAATCTAGACAGTACCAGCGTGTCGATGACTGTCTTGTCTTCAGCAAACGTAGGCTTGTCCATGATCCTTCGTATGACAGGGATGTCAAAGCCTATGATGTTGTGGCCTACAAGATCATCAGCAGAGTCAAGAAGATCATACCCATCGTCAAGCTTGTCAGGCCCATACGAATAAATCTCTTTTGATTCTACATCTTGAGCCACTATGCACCAGATCTTGGTAGCATCAAGGCCATCTGTTTCTACATCAAATACAAGGCGGGTCATTATTCAAATCCTAGAGTGACTTCTTCCTCATCAGTGTGAGCGATGTCGTCTGTTTCAATCTCAGCAAGCCTACCAGTATCGTTGTCATAGAGCAAGTGAGTTGCCAAGCCTACGTCACCTGTGTACCTAGACTTCAGGATACGCACACGAGTAGTAGAAGACTCGACAGGATCAGACGACTGTTGATTACGTTCAAGAGAAATCACGCAGTCAGACAACTGAGCGATACTTTGAGAGCCGCGCAGGTGACTAAGCCCTGTTTCAATACCGTTCTCGTGTCCTTTGTTACCATCAATCCTGCGAAGATGTGAAACAAGAATCAAGCCCACGCCTGTCTCTTCGACAAGGGTACGCAGCCTGTGCATGATCGCATCAATAGATCTACGTTCATCGCCTTCTGTAGTGGTGGATACCAGCATGTGAAGGTGATCAACAACAACCCACTTACACTCGCAGCCAATGATCATGAATCTAAGCTTGCTGAAAATAGAATCAATATCATTCGCACCAAAGTGAGCGTGGACCCACACACGGTTACGATTGTCACCGTCGTACAAGATGTCAAATAACTTATCTATCTCTTCTTCGGTGAACTGTTCTCGTATGCGATCAATGTGTAACTTAGCGTTGGCTTCAATAGAAAGGATACCGTCAACAGTACGTCTCCAGTCTTCTTCCAAAGCAACTACACCTACATTGTCGGAAGTGTTCTTGATGAGCCAGTGTTCTATCTCGCGAGTAACGCTGGACTTACCTAAGCCTGTGCCGCCTGTCAAAGTAACTAACTCACCTTGACGCAGCCCTTCTAGCTTAGAGTTCAGACCCTGCCAAGGATAAGGGACAGAGGCTTTCTTTTCTCTGAACTTAAACTTGTCTCTGTTCTCTGAGATGTTGAGTACACCAGACGGTGTATAAGTTTTAGAGTCCCAGAATGCCTGAACAAAAGCGCCATGCTTGTTAGCACGTAGCATATCGTTAGCATCTTTGAACCCTTCGGGGAGGGTCATGATCTTTGCTTTGCTTGGACGCAGCAGCCTAGCTACTCTGCGAGTCGCTTCTCTACCGTGCTTGTCCGAATCAAAACAAATAACAACGTTGTCGAAAGTCTCTAGGTATTCTAGGTTCTCTCGTACATCACGCTCTGCTGACTGAGCGCCAGACTTAATACTAACTACGGGCCATTTAGATCCCATGAGTTCGTATGCAGCCATAGCATCACACTCACCCTCAGTGAGCGTAATAAACTTACCTCCTTCTCTGAATAGTTGTTGTCCGAAAAGGGATGCCTCACCTGCCATACCTGACCAAGCGAAACCTTTAGACAATGTTAATCTAGTTTTAGTAGCGACCTTATCTTCTTCTCCGAAGTAAGGGTACATATGTTTGACGATGTTGCCGTTGAAGTCATGAGCAACTTTGACACCATACTTCTTGGCGGTGTCCATTGATATGCCTCTGTCAGATAGTGCTGCAAACTGACCTTCTTCTGCATACCCTTGTTGCTGTACTGGGGTTGCTTGTTGTTCCATTATTGTTCCTTTGTTTGCCCTGTCGTACCCTGCACAGGAGAAACAGTAGGCGCTGCCATCATCGTTGATTCCAGCAGCGTCACTGCTCCCGCACAAGTTACAAGGCTGATGTGTTTTTACAAACGTCACCTTGTTGTTACTCCTCTGGTTGTACATCCTCCACTTCTTCTGCGACCAGCGCGTCATCAGTTAGAGCAGACTGTACCGCTGCGTGAAAAGTCTGAGCCGCTGCACGTAGTACATCAGACCTTTTGCCTAGGGTCTGAAGCTCAGCTTCTACTTCAGCAAGATACTGAAAAGAAATCTTAGCCTCGTCACTCAGCTGCTCAACATCATACACACCCGTATCTGTTTTATATGTCCAGCTCGCCATCAGAATGCCACCTCTACTTCTTTCATTGAGTCAGGGTACGATCCAATCTCAATCAGGTCTAGAACCTGTACCGCTTGAACGATTGGTCGTTTGAATTTACCTTTGCCGTACACCATTGGCGACCACTGTACTGCTACTCGAGAGCCGTTACCAATCATGTCACCAAAAGGTTCCTTCTCGGTATCAACAACGATAGGTGCAGTGTTCTCGCGCTTGTTGTAGTCAAGGTGATATCGGTAGAAAGTAATCACAGGATCAGGCGTGTACTTAGACTGACCAGCCTGCTTCATACCAACGTTGTATCCTGCTTCCTTGAAAGCCTTGAACACATCGTCGCTTACTGCGAGGTTGATCTCCCATCCGTACTTACCAGCACCCGGATTCTGCTTCTCAGTGTAATCAGGCACAGGCTTCAGCAAATGTGCGAAGTAAGACATGCCCTCTACAATCTGAGGAATACCGTCAATCATTTTCATAAATGTTTTCTCCGTTGGTTGTTTTTTCTTTCATGAACTCATTGAAGAGTTGATAGGCATCTTCTGAGATACCTTCCCCAAAGCTTATCACATAATTACCATCATTGTCTATCTCGTGTAGCTTTGTAAGGATCTTGTCCTCGTACATCAGAGCCGAATGTTTCAGCTTGAAGTCAAAGAAATCACGTCGAGAAACCTTGATCTTGTACATGGTGATTAAGCCTTTTGATTACGAACTAAGTGATTCAGAAAGTCTGGGAGCAGTTCGATGATCTCATCCTCTGTTGCACTGAGTTTATCTTCAGCTTCCATACACCAACCAGCAACAAACTCACGGAACTCTGTCCTGACGCTGCTGTCCGGCAATGCCGTACCTAGATGCAACGCAAACATCCTAGACCATGCGTCATCAACAGCCGTATTGAAGTCATTGATTCCCTCTAACCATGCATCGTAGTCTGCTTGATTACTCATCGTCGTAGTCCCTTAAGTCAATGTTGAGCCTTAGTTTACCATGATTGTCATGGACATAGAAGTCTACGTAACCTCCGTCACATACGGTGCTAACGATATAGCCTCCTGTCTTGCTTTTCTCTAGCCTCAGTTCTTTTGCATCATGAACATGAATACTATTGTTTACTGACATAACTCACTCCAAGAATGTTTTATTTTGTCTTGTTGGTCTAACTCATTTTTGATTCGTTCAGCGATAGCGCGACACTCAAACTGAGCGTCTTCGCTGAGTCGTAGTTTAACTACTCTAGCAAAAGCTACAAGTGATCCTGTCCAGATCCATTCAGTCATCAGACTCTGGGGCAGAACAATCCTAGCCTGCTCTGGTGCTACTCCTTTTTCCAAGAAGTATTTGTATGTGTCCTCTGCTCTTGTTATCAAGTCCCAGTAGGACGCAAACAATCCTGTGTCTTCTGATATTATTTCATCAGACGATCCTTGCTTTTTGTTATCTGCTCGCTTCCTCCAGAAGTAAGGCGCATGAAACGATGGCTCGTAGTCTACGTACCTCCTGCTCACCTCGTTCCACACCAAGCCTACCTGATGCTTGACTAGCTGCCTAGCAACAAAGATAGGGGCCTTGATTCTGAACTGACACTGAACGTGTGCGAACGGAGTCCAGTGGTCGTGTCGGGCTAGATACTTGATCAGCTTTGCGTCTCTGTTACTGAAGTCTCCCTCCGCTATCTCGTTAGCAAAGGATACTCGCGCACTGTTAACCACGGTGCGGTCATCTCCCATCATGTCTACTAGTTCTACTCTCATAAGGCACTCACTGCTAAGAAGATTGTAATGAAGGTAACAATACCTGCCAACACAAACCGTTCCTTTGGTGTCAGGTAGCCTAGCTTAACATCTTCAAAGATATCTTTAAAGGTTGAGGCTAGTCTGTTTAGTATTGAACGGGAGCGAAGAGTAATATTCTTCTCGTTCAGTATCTGTAAGAACATACGCCAGCATTCCTTCAAGCATCTTAATGCTGTTTGCATCTTCATCTGATATTTCGCATCCATCTAATAGCTCCACATGAGTTTCGTAACACTGTTTAATGTAAGCAATCCCTGCTGCTTCTAACTGATCTGTGTCTAGTTCAATTTGCATATCTTTAATCCGTGTAATACAAGCGCTGCTTGTGTCCTGTTATTAACATTTAACTCCTGCATGATCTGTGACAGATAACCTTTAACTGTACTATTACTCATGAAAAGAGTTTCACTTATGTCGCTGTTACTCATACCTAATTTTAAAAGATCAGCTACTTCATCCTTTCTAAGCTGACGTACCATGTACGGCCTCCTTCTGTTCTCTGCAGTTCAAGCGGGTCCTGACACCAACACTCACGGTGCTGCGGCAGGCAAACCAAGGTGCGAGTTGCCCCGCATATTGATTTGAACTTGATGCTATCAGAAGGCTGCTCAATAGTTGAACAGCCGCTAAGTAATAACAATGTTATAAGAATCTTTTTCATACGTTCACGTAGTCCTCTTTGATAACTAGTTTAACAGTTACCTCGCCATCAGGATACGTTGAGTAAAAATCCCTGAGCTTATCTTTCAACTGAAGCATCAGCGTTATCTGTTGCTCTTCTTCTAAAGAATAATCTCTGTACCCTGCGACATAGGCCAAACGAGTCGTACCTATTTCTTTTGTGTAAGCCTCGACGTAATAGTCTGCATTGTCTTTAGTTATATTACATTCAACACTCATCGGTTGCACCTCCATTGAACGCATCTACTGCATCACAGATTGCGTAGTCTAAGTCGTAACCCCTGTCACCCTTGCGAGTAATCTCAAACTCCTCTCTGAGGTAGTCAGCGATGTACATAGATAGCTTGGGGGTCATTCTAAAACGAACGCTATCTAAGAAAACGGTTTGCTGTTCTGTTAAAGCCATGTTGGATCTCCTGTTATGGCATAGCATGTAAATGCTTTGTTGTTTTATTTATAGATTTAAGCATCTTGATGAAACTATCTACCTCAATATCACAATAGTTAACATCTTCTATCATGCTTATCGTTACTCCTTTCTCTTCAAAAATCTCTGAGAAACCTTTTACTGATATTGCACCTCCGTCTGAGTCTGTGTAGATCCCGCAAACTTCTTCATCATCTTCTGAAATAATATAGTCTGGACCATTCATCGTCTGCATCCAGTCTATAAAATCTCCAACAGATAAGCCCGTAATTTCAGCAGCCTCTTCAAGTGTTAAAGCCATGTTGGTATCTCCCTTTTAGTCCAACGCATATCAATCTCATTGCGTCTTGTTTTATAGTAGTTACGATAAGCCTCGACGGTATCATCTGCTTTGCACTCATCGTACATACACTGAGGTGGATCAGTCCACTCAACACCACGAGGTATCCTGTCTGGTACTTTTGACAGCGGCCCAACTAGGCGAGCCGTTGCATGTACCTTACCGTACCTGTGCGTGTATTCTTTTAACATCTCGCACAGCAGAGTAAAGGCCCACACGTATTGACCGTGACCAGACCTAACCCACACTGCCGAAGGATGGTTCTTGTGTGTTGATTTATAAACATGAGGGGCCATTGCTGACCCCAGTTCATGATGTGCCGTAGACAAAAGCTGCGCTGTCTCAAGGATCATCTTGACCACATGCTTGTCGCAATACTGTTGCACTGCTCGCATAGGGAACTTATCTAAAAAGAATATGTTCATGCTATGCGGCCAGCCCTAACGCAACTGCATTGCGTACCTTGTCTTGCCTACGCACCAGTGTACCGAGCACGTTGTTCTCGTCAGTCTTGCGACCAGCGGGAGCGTGAGTAGACCAGTGAGTCATGGCATTGTACACAGCCCACTCGTTGGATCCTAGCTTAGGCTGCTCGTGGTTGGTGTACTGGTTCCACATGTACATGAGCGAGCGATTGCTGTACACATTTTTGTGTTGAAACAATTCCATGAGAGTCATGTCGTTGTTCTCGTGTACAAACTTGCAGCCAGCAGCATCAGCAAAGGTGCGGAGTGCTTCGCGGTTGGTAACAGATTGCTCCTTCCATCTGGCCCAGCGTTCGCCTTCGATATAGAACTGTTGAATAGCTAAGACCATCTTGCGTCTGGCGTGGTCGGGATTGATAGAGGGCGTGTGCTTGGACTTGAACATGCTGATATTGTCAACCGATACCTGCCCATTGAGACAAGCCATGCGGATTGCACCTGCTTCTAAAACAAAACACCAAGTACCATCATATGAATTACGGCAAATTATCTGGAACTGTGTGATATCACCGTTACCTAGATCAATTAAGAACTCTGGTAAGGTGTAGGTGATAATCATTTTAGAGCCATCAGGGGCCATCTGAACGGTTCTTGTTAGATCCTTTAGGGAGACACCTGACTGAAGTAAAGTCGCCTCAGTAAGCTCCACAAGGGGCAGAGGTTGATTGTTATCGTAGGTGAACCCATTCTTAACAACGTTGATGATCTTGCTGCTCTTGTCAGTGTAGATCACCTTGCGGTTAGGGTCTTGATGTGTGTTGCCGTTGTGGTCCATGTACTCAACAGGACTAGACAAGATGGTGGGTAGGTCAGTGACTGGCTCAAGCTGGTCAATGTATTTTTGGTTTGGATTTAAGTTGATTACGTGCATGACGTTTGTTTCTCCATAGTTTGCTTAGGTTAAATATGTAAACTAGATAACTATACTTTATAACTTGTTATAGCTAACTAGGTAACATATGTTACATGATTTTACCACGGCTAGAACCGTGAGTCAAACCCTTGTTTGTTGTTTAAAAACAGCCTCCAACATATCGTCTAGAGATTGATACATCACACCGTTACGTAGGTAACGTATGTTATCTGTTAGTTCTATGTGTCGCCTCCTCCAAGGGCCATTGTTATAGACATGAAGATCTCTTTCTAGGAGATCAAGAAACTCTCGGTCTGATAGATCATCAGTAATATCTTCTTCCACTTTCATACTCCATTAGCTTTCTTTCTACGTATGCTTGCTCGCAATCATCAACGAATTGTTCGATGATAATATTCTCAAGCACTGCATTAGGTTGCTTGTCTAAACGCTTGTTATTTATAACAATGTTATAGATGTCATATGACTCAGCGAAGATACCTACGGTGGGATCGGGCAAGTCAACATCGACCTGAGCCTCGCCTTCGGCGGTTACGTTGCCTTCGATGTCACGTATTTTAAAATATGTCGTCATGAGATTATTTCTCCTCTGTTAAATAAGTGTAGTGTACCTCTGAAACATGAAATCCATCTGTCCATTTGTCAGACTTGGTTGACAGATATTCGCACCAACTATTCCACAGAAACTCCGTGCCATAGTCGTGGCATAGTTTTACATAGTCTTGAATCTTAGCTGTGATCTTGGCTTCGGACTTGACGTTCTTGTCTAGGGTCAAGACTCGTGTGTCAAGGTCATACATTTTGATGTTGTGGACATCCATGCACCCAACAAGACCAGCGGTCAACTGACACACAAAGCCAGCCTTTGGTAGACCAAGACCCGGCACTCTTAGAAATATCCTCATCAGTGAAAGAGCTTTGTCATCTCGTGACTTGTGCGAATTTATAACCGCCATCATCTGAGAGTGAATCTTGTGCTTGTGTGTCATGATGTAAGTGTAGCCAGCCTTTTTACTGCGCCACAAAAAACGAGAGTCCTGCTTAGTTTTTCTCACATCGTCAAGCATCTCACCTACTGTGAGCCAATTCTGCTGAATAGATAGCAGCACCATGATAACGGTGTCAGCCATGTTATCGGCAGAACGCTGCGAGTAGGCTTGAACCTTGGTCGCGTGTTGTTCATACATTTCTTTTTATCTCCTCCTTGATTGCTCTGTGAATTATTGTTTCTACATTAAACTTATCATTCAAGTCAACGATTGCTTGATTAAAATCACCCCGCGCCTTGTGATATCTTTTCCACTGACCACGCTTAGCGAAGTCATCCATCTGCATCCGAGAGTACAGGATTGTATTCACTATACCAGTCAGGTCATCCTTTGCAGCGAGTGTTAGTTTGTACATGATTTTTCCTTATTTAAAATAAAAAAGAGCAGTTTAGCGCCATGCTCAGGGCGTTACATACATAGTAGTTTTATATAGTGACAGTTTAGAGACATGTCGGTCTACTCAATACTGCCGCAGGTTTGCAACCCTGAAGCAGCGTCAAAGCAGCAGTTTAACGCCATGCTTAGGCGTGTAGCAGTTCGTGGTTAGAGTTTCACCAGGTCACACTAGAGCCACGGCAAACGAACTTTAGAGGGTTCTATTTATTTGGCAATTCGCCTATTTGACCAACAAGATTTACAGTCTTGCCTCGTCCCGCCCTGCTACAAACTAAAATAATACACCAAAGCCCACAGTTTTACCTATGGGCAGAGGTGTAGCATTTTGTTTACTTGATGATTTCAAACACACACAGCGTTGGATCTTGTGGGTGCTTGTAGCATGAATGGCTACCTCGTGCAAAGGAAGCCCCAGCAGATCGCCAGTTTTCAATCTGCGATATATCATCTACAAACCAATCACCCTTTTGCATAGACAGGACGCGATCCTTTCTCACTCCTCTTGGATTGGTTCCGCGAGCAGGTGCTGGTCCTTTTTGAATTACGCCAATCATTGAGCGATTGCTTGAGTCTTTTACTGCTTTTACTGAATTGAACATAGTTTTTTTCCTTACCTTGTAGGTATTGTTGGTTTGATTTAGTGCCATCGTAAAATGACACACCAAAACCCACAGTTTTTAGCTATGGGCGATGGTGTAGCATCTAGCTAGGCAGCGGCAAGCATTAACTCCGCTTCCTCGGGCAGGTGTTCAACCAGAATCTCAATCCACTGAGCGCGCGAAAGGTTAAGCTTTTGCACGTATTGTGCAGCCTTCTCAGCGTCGGACTTTTCTACTTTTTCAGCCTTGGGAATGTCATTCCAGAATGTTGGATTCATCTCTGAATAGTCAGCCTTTGTTGCGATGCGGAAAGCTTCGGTTTTCTTATTCCATTCTAGGCCGAATGATTCTAGATAAGCTCGCATATTCTTTTGCGTTAATCCTGCGGGTCGCTTGGCGATATCTTTTAACACCTTGAAAATGGCAGTTAGCGCCGACGCATTGTTATGCGCTTGTAGCTGGAATACTGCCCATTCCATGCATGCCGTGAGATCTGATAAGACCGTGGCGCTG